GATCTTGAGTTTAGATACGTATCCTTGATCCATAAGCTCTTTTGTGGTAACTGCTTTGTACTTTGGACCGAAGAGACCTTCGATTGTTGTCTCATTAAGAGGTGTACCATCGAGCGTGCCGGTAGTACCAAAACGATACTTACAATCAGTAAGACTGCTAAGAATTTGTATAAGCGAAGTAGCTTTTGCTCCATGGGCTTCATCTCCGAATACGACTCCAAACTGTTGATACCAAGGTTTTGGCATCTTATTCTTACCATTATTGAGTGACTGCCACGTTGTAATAACAAGTTCAGCTTCGATGTCATTCGACTTACTTAAACCTTGAGTCGACATATGAATATCACCTGTATATCCATACTCTCGAAAGTCACTCTCCATCTGATTCACCAATCCAATCGTAGGAACGATGATCAAACCTTTATGCTTCTGATACCATCTCATCAGAATGTAGATCATGAGAGATTTTCCAGAAGAAGTCGGCGATACCAATGTTCTTCGATTCGATCGAATACACTTTAAGATCGAATCAAACTGATAGTCTCGAATTGCATACTTTTCAGGAATTCCAAGAGTATCTATGAACTCTCTTAGCTCGTGCTCAGATACTCCATCATAATACAATTCTTCGTCAAACGAGAACGTATAGTTTCGAGCATCGCAAAACTTTTTAATATGTCTTGCTAAACCCGAATATACATATCCAGTCAGATTGTTGATGAGACGAATCTTGCCGTCCCACATTCTCGCTCGATACTTTGGATGGAACTTATAATTCTCTGCATAGAACGTAAACTCGTCTGCCAATTCCATGATAGTCGATGGTTCTGCTTCCACTTTGACGTGGACATTATTAATAAATTTAAGGTGCACTGAACTCATTAAATACCTACTTTAAACCGCTCCCACTCGATTGCGGCCTTAATATTAAAACCACGAGCAGTGAGAGACTTGATGATAGATTCAAGGAGATCGATCTTCTCGTGCTGGATGCCGAGTTTGAGTGATAGATTCACCATATCCTTGTCTGCTTCGATATAGTTATTCACTTCAGATTTCAGTATTTTTCCTTGTGGTGGCAAGCGCCAACCTTTCTCGTGAGACTCTTCTGTTGGTCCGAGAGTGTAGAACTCCAGCTTATCGAGCTTCAGTTGCTTCAGTTCGACTTCTTGCTTACGAAGCAGCAGACGCTCATACGTAAAGATCTTAAAATACTTGTGATGAAGCTTTGGAATATTGAGCGCCTCGTCGCCGAGCTCAGAGCGATTAATCTGGGAATCTTTTTCCCATTCTGCATAAATGTCATCAATTTTCATAACTAAATCCTATAAAACTTCGATATCATACCTTAGATATTTAAACTCTACACTGCATTCTATATAATTGACACTAGTATCTGTACTATTAAACTCAATATCTCCAATGCTGATTGGAAACGCATCATAAAAAGTAATCATGATATTCGAGTTCATGCTACTATTCATGATTTGCAAGTTAAGATCTGAATACAAAGTAGATGTGCCGCCAACTTGAGAATTCTGCAGAGCCTTATATCCATCGAAACTTACTGGAGAAGCGAGTGCTACCATCCAGTTATAGATCTCGAGATAATCTGTCATATCTTCATTCACGCGAAACGTCAGATCGAGAGGACTATAAGTCAGTTTGCCTGTGACTGGAATCGGAACGAACGGAGTTGGACTCTCGCCGTTACTCATCTGTACTCCAGGAAAACGAATGGTCTGTACATTATAGCTAATCGCAGGCGCTCGAGCCAAAGTAAACTTATAGCCTAAAGGTGACAGAAAGTTTTTGTTTATATTATTTACGGCTGTCATATCTTTCCTTTGGCTACAATACCCATTATACACACTATTTATATATTGTACATGCCAAAAAGAAGGGGAGCCTTTCGACTCCCCTTCCAGTTTTTAGGTTGGTTATTCCAACTCTTATTACATCAAGTTGTTAACAAGAACGCGACGATAGTACTTGTTCGAATCTTGCTCAAGAACAGCTGTTGCAGAAGCAGCAACTGTACCCTTGGCGAATGGATTCGGTGCCATGCCGTAACGTGTCTTAAAGCCAATCTTCGGTTGGAACGAACCTGGATCAACCGCACGAACCATCTGAAGCGGAACGTATGGGCAATAGAAGAGACCGGCGTCGAACGGATTCGAACCCTTATAGCCTACTACCAAGAAGTTTGTACCAGCATAAGGATCGATATAGACCTTAATGCGACCGTTGATAACACCAGCAAATGTGTTGCCTGTGTCGTCGATGGACAGTGACGATGTATTCAGTGCAGGAGCGTAATCAAGAACGCCTGCCATCTGAAGTGCCGAAGCAACGTCTGACGAGCAGATGATTACGTTACCCTTACCGCGACGTGTTTGTTTTGCAATCTGATTGCATTCACGTTCGATTTGGAACAGAAGACCCTTGAACTTTTCAACTGACCAACGACCGTTTGAATCGGTGTCGAGATCGAAGATACCAGCAGTTGTGGTACCATCGGATGCACCCTTTTCAGCAGTGATGATGATCGAGCGAACAACTTCACGGTTGATTTCAGCAAGAATTTCTCCCGAAAGGATGTTCGAAAGTTCTGATTCTGCGTCGAGACCATGAATCGCTTTCAGATCTTGTGCGAGTTCAAGTGTGTATTCAGCCTTCAGAGCACGCGTCTTTGCAGATACGGTAACCTTCTCGATTGAGAAGCCCATTTCCGGGAAGATGAAAGTGCTGTTGGCGCCGAGCAATTCAGCCGAACCAACGAGAAGACCCATGGTGTAGTTGTAGAATGTATTGCCAGCGTTATTTGCCGAATCAGGAGCTGTACCAACAGTGTTAGCACCAACCGCAGTTGCACTACCAGCACCGGTGTTTGCAAAAGTAAGACCAGCACCGAGACGCGAAGCGTGACCTGTGTTGGCTTCGTTGTAGAATGCTTCTGCAACACTCGGATCTGACGAGTTAGCATACTGCGAACGCATTGCAAAGATAAGCCCGGTTGGACCGTTCATTGGCTGAACGCCGCAAACATCATAAGCAATTAGATTTGGCATCGAACGACGTACGAGCGAAATCAGTACCGGATCGAAGTTTGCAATATTTCCACTGCCTACAGTATTGGTAGATTCAGCTTCACCAAGCAATTGCTGTCCGCCACCAGCTTCGCGAAGTGCTCGCTCTGTATTCTCAAGCACTTGCGCTGTGACAAGGCGCTTATGTGAATCTGTAATTTCTGGAAGATCCGAGTGCTCGAGCACTGGCTTCCACTTGTTGTTTAGTTCCTCAGCTAACATTGTATTCTCCCTTTATCCTTAGGATTTGTTTATTATTTATAAAATTAAAACTTTTTGGTTCTTGAAATCGCGCTGACATAGTTTGCCATTTCACCAACTGCTACGGGTTTAGTATCTTCGCGAAGGCCTTCTGACGCTTCTTCTGTGATCACGCCAGAGTTAATTTCTTTCTTCTCAGAGAAGTACTTGCCCTTTAGAATGCTGAGTTTCTTTACATAAGACTCAGAATCTGTGAACTCGATACCTTCTGCAAGAGTGCGAAGCTTTTCTACTTGTGTAGCAGCAAGACCTTCGGTCACTTCGTCGAATGTGGCTTCCATTGTCGCTTCATCGATGACTGACTGTAGTTCTAGTTGCCTATTTACAGACTCGTCGAACTTTGTTTCAAGCTCTTCGATCTGTGCCTTCAATTCACCGACTACATCAAGCTTCTCTTCAGGAACTGTGATGTATGATTCAGCAAATAGATTGTAAAGACCTTCCATGAAGTTCTCTGCAATATCGGCGCGTAACGTGGATTCGATAGCAAGCTTATTATCTTCCATCCACGATTCTACTACATAATCGAGATACTGATCGATTTTTGTAGTGATTTCTTCTTTGATTTCTTCTACTTCTTCGTCTAGACGAGCTTCGAAAGCTTCTTCAAGACGAGCTTCTTCGATTGAAACGCGAGCTGATACAGCTGCTTCAAAGATTGTAGAAAACTTTTCTTTTGCTTCTTCGGTCAGATCTTCGCCGGAGAATACTTCGTCGATATCTTCCTTCACTGCATTCATTGTAGCCATTGGCATTTGCCCCATACCAGGAGCTCCACCAGGAGTTGGCGACGAAGGAATACCATCGGCACTGTATTGTTTAATTGAATCGTTAAAGAAGTGCGAAAGATCTTCGCCCTTCAATTGAGCAAGAAGTTGACTGAAAGTAGCCAGCATCTCTGCACGTGTTGGATTTGGCTTTAGGGTTTCCGAACCAGCAGATTCGTCGATACCGTCTTGAACGATTTCATTCGTATCTTTATTTGACATTTTTGACTCCTTGTAATATTTATTTATTTATTCTAA